AAGAACAACACGAACCCGCCCAAAAGTGGTTGGTCTGCTATCGGTCAGCAGTCCGGCACGGCAGATGTCAGCCGCGACCTGACCTACACGGAACAGACCGAGGATATCTCAGCCACGGGCGTTGTGCGGTGGGTACGCGTGAGAGCACAGGGCAACGGCGGCACGACAGACTGGAAGTACGCCCGCCACGCCTACAGTACGCCCATCACGCCGGCGCTTAAGTCAGCAAGCGGCAAGAGGGTACCGAGCAAGAACGACACCACCATCATGGCAACGTGGACAACCGAGAGTACACTGCTCAGGCCGGTGGATGAGGAAACCGTTCAGTACATGATCGGTATCCCTGACGCGTACGCCTGCAACCCGCCCGCCGGTGGTTCGTGGACGGATGCAATCACAGTCGACCCTTCAGGAAAGAAGGATACCGTCACAGCATACGTCAGCGACATGACCGCCAGCACGGACGAGTGTATGTGGGTCAGGATCCGCGCCACGCACGACGAACGGAATCAGTATTCCACCGTCAAGCGCGTCATCACCTCGAAGCTTGCGAAGCCCGGCATATCCGCAACGGTCGACTTCGCCACTGGTCTTGTGACGTATAACATCACGGTCAACACGCGGTGCTCGGTCGCAAGGCATCTGCTGTTCTGGCGTGACCCGGCGAAGCCTGATGTGAATATCCCGCTGGCGGTGCTCGGCAATGCAACTACCAGCGGCACCATCGTGGTTTCCGGCCTGATCGGCGCAACTTCGTCCTGCATCGGCGTCTACGAATTTGTCGGAACGAACAGCGGGCTGACGGTCAACGCCATCATGACATCGGATGTTGCGACAGATTCCGATGCAAACGTGGTTGAGCCTGACGCGCCTGTTCTTGAACAGCTCGGTAATGATGCGGTGTCGGTCGGCTTCACGTGGAAGTGGAGCATGGCGACGTCGCTTGATATTTCATATTCCGATAATCAGTATGCATGGGAAAGCAATAAGCAGCCGACCATCTACAATATGGAGCGGGCCGGCCTTACCAGATGGATTATTCAAGACCTCGACGTCGGCAAGCTGTGGTATTTCAGACTGAGATACCGCGGACTGCAGGACAATGAGGAAGTGGTTTCCGACTGGTCGGATTCGGCAACTATCGACCTTGCGACCACGCCGGAGACACCGACCTTAGTTCTCAATCGCGGCTTCTGCCTGCCCGGCGGCGTCATCTCTGCCTCCTGGAATTATGTGAACGATGACGAAAGCCCGCAGGATTCCGCTCAGGTCTGCTTCGCTACGGTCGCAGATGACGAAGTGACCTACGGCGAACCCATTGCGCACGCCGGAGCCGAGCAGAACGTGTCCGTCAGCTTCGCGGATGCTACGGTCGGCACGACCTATTATCTGGCGGTGCGGGTACGCGCAGCTTCCGGGCGGGAATCCGAATGGTCTGCCCCGGTGGCGGTGTACGTTCCTGCCGCACCTACGGTCGCAATCGGCGGCACGTTCCTGACTGATGGAGTGCTTGAGAACCTTGATGGCACGCTTCAGCTGAGCCTGTCAACGGATAATGCGCCCGGCAGATATTCGGTCAGCATCGTGCGGGCATGGGACTACCACATCGACAGACCCGATGACAGCGTTCTGGACGGCTTCGAGGGCGAAACCATCTGGACACAGAGCGCCTACCATGAGGGCGGGAGTGCCACGGTCAGCTATGCGGTCTCGCTGGAAGACCTTGTCGGCGCACTCGATGACGGCGCGGGATATACCATCATCGCCACGGTATCCGATGACCTCGGTCAGGTCGCGACCGCCAGCACGGACTTCACCATTGCGTGGGATACTCAGCCGACCATGCCCAAGGTGGCGGTCAATGTCGACACCTTCGCAGACATCGCGCTGATTACGGTCACGAATGATGACGCGAACACGACAGATACCTTTGATGTCTACAGATTGTCTGCCGACCAGCCAGAGCTAATCCTTAGGGATTGCCAGTTTGGTGTAACCTACGTTGACCCGTATCCGGCACTTGGCAAGTACGGCGGGCATCGAATCGTGGAAAAGAGCAAGTACGGCGACTACATCACCTCCGACAACACGCTTTCGTGGGTCGATGTCGGAGAGGATGACGGAGACTTCCTCGGCGACCTGTCAATGATCATTGACGCGGACGGTGTGCAGATACGGCTTCCGTACAACCTCGAGCTGTCCCACAGGTGGAGTAAGGACTTCCAGCGGACTTCGTATCTGGGCGGCTCGGTGCAGGGTGATTGGAACCCGGCGGTGCTTAGGGATATGACGGCAAAGACGGTTATTGTTAAGAACATGGATGATGCCGAATATACCGCCATGCGTGACCTTGCGTCATACGCGGGCCCGGCCCACATCAGGACGCCGGACGGAAGCTCCTTCGCCTGTGACATCCAGATTGCGGAAGATGCCAAGTATTCGGACAAGAAGGTTTCTTACAGCCTGACCATCAAGGCAATCGACCCGCAGGAGCCGGAAGGCATGACGCTCGCGGAATGGAACGCCATACATCCAGAGGAATAAGTAATGGATTGGAATGCAGGTTTCACAGCAACATATGAGTTACGACAGGTTGACCCGATATCTTTTCAGGATACCGGGTCTTTCCTTTTGATTTCCGGGAGCATCTCGAAAAACGGTACCGGCCTGATGGAGTCCGCAGACCTGACTCTTCCGGAGTCTCCGGGGGAATGCATCCTGCGGGTGTACCTGCGGGCAAGGCAGGGCGAAAGCGGTGAACGTGTGCCGCTGTTCACGGGCCTTGCTTCAGCTCCGCAGAGGTCGCTTCAGGGCAACAAGGTCACGTACAAGGTGGCGTGCTATTCGGTGCTTAAACCGGTCGACGATATCCTGACGCCCAGAGGCTTCTTCGTGGCTGCGGGTGTTCAAGGAGCTGCCGCCGCTGCCGAGCTGCTGGGTCTCGGGCCCGCGCCTATTCTGTACGGCACTTCGCCGGCCCTGACCGAGGCCATCATTTCCGAAGACAAAGACACCTATTTGTCTATGGCTCAGCGCGTACTCGACTCCATCGGATGGCGTATCCGTATTGACGGCAGCGGGACGATCAACCTGGTTCCCCGCGCCGAGGAAGAGGCCGCCCAGTTCGATGACAACGAGAACGACTGCGTGGAGGTTAACATTACGGATACGGCAGACTGGTACAGCGCACCCAACTGCCTGCGGGTAACAAGCGGCAAGGAGTGCGTGGAGATCCGGGACGATGACCCGGAAAGTCAGCTGTCTACGGTATCGCGGCAGGCTATGCGCGGCGGGACGGGCGAGATTTGGGCATCGGAAAGTGCTTCGTCCATCGGAGATGATGAGACGCTTCAGTCCTACGCCGAGAGAAGGCTGAAGGAGCTTCAGGGCCCGGCGCGGAAAATCAGTTATACCCGGCGCTACCGCCCGGAGGTGACCGTGGGCGATAAGGTGCGCTTGCATCTGCCGGGACATGGTATCGACGATGTCTTCACGGTAAACAGTCAAAAGGTTCAGCTTGGTTATGGCGCAAAGGTTTCCGAGGAGGTGACGAAGTGACGGATGCGGTGCGCGAGCTGTTCGAGATGCTCGCGAAGAAGGAAAAGAGCGGGTCGGACTACACGGGCAGGGTTACCCGCGTGGAAGGCGGGACGGCCTACGTGCAGTTCGATGGTTCGGACATCCCGAATACACCCGTGGCGCTCTCGATCGGCGCGAAGGCGGGTGACGAAGTCAGGATCCGCGTTGCCGATGGGCGCGCGTGGATAGTCGGTAACGACACGAACCCGCCCACGGATGACAGCGCGGCTCAGGAAGTCGCCGAGGAAATGGTCGATATGCGGACGAGGGTCACCGGCCTCCAAGGCCAGTACACCGAAATTCAGCGCACCGCGGACAACATTTCGACCATCGTGAGCGACGGGGACAAGCTGGTGTCGGTTATCAACCAGTCAGCGGGCGAGGTGCTCATTCAGGCGGAGAAGATAAACCTCGATGGGTACACCAAGATATCCGAAGGTGAAATTGGCGGGTTTAAGACCATCAAGGGTGACAGCGGATGCGCGGCGAAAACGACCGCAAACGGCGGTCACGCCTACCCGACATCGTTCTACAAACAGATGGACGACGGAACATACGAATATGAAGTCGGCATGAAGGGCGACAGCGGCGACCCGGGCTACGTGAACTTCTATGTTAAGCGCATGACGGCGGGTGGCGCGTGGTCTTCGGCTTCCGACGTGTTCTACGTGAAAAACTCAGGCAAGCTATATGCGGAGAATGCAGACATTACCGGTAAGATTACAGCGACAAGTGGATCGTTTAAGGGCAGTATTGACGCTAGTGCCTTCAAAGCCACGTATTCAAATTCGAACCTCACTATGACGGCGCAGCTAACCGGCGGTGGTTTGTACATAGAATCAAACGTGATTAGCCCGTCTACAAAAAGATATTTGTTGCTTGACCCTTCAACCACGATTTGGCGAAACACCACGACCGACACCGGTCCGTGTGCATATGTGACTAGCCGCGGCTTTGCTATCAGCGACAACGGAGTTAAGGGGGATGGGTATGCCAGGGTCAATATTCTGGCGACGGAAATCTCCCAGTATGATGCTTCCGGCAACCACGGGACGCGCATCCACAGTGCAAATGTCGACGTGGGCAACTCGACTACAAACGGTCGAACTGGAAGGCTTACGTCAAGCGATGCCGGAAATATCGGAATATATGATGTTGACGAGGAAGAGTACATCATCTATTCAAGCTCAAGCCATGCCGTGTTTATCCCGCATCCGACGACACTGGAGAGCGTGGCGACCTATAACGGCTTCCAAAAACCCGTTGGCTCATATGATACTGACGGTCGGCGTGTGGCTTATGTTTCGGCGAGGGTTGATGGCTCCAACTATCAGTTTAGAGTATCCGGTCAGTGGGGTGCGACAGGCAGTAACTATTCGGTCAAGACCATCTGGTCATCTTCAACTTCTGATGTCCGCCTGAAAAAGCATATCAAAGACACGGATGTAAACGGACTTGACGCCGTGAACCGCATGCAGCTGCGGCAGTTCGACTGGCGGCGGGACGGGAAGCACCAGAGCATCGGCTTCATCGCGGATGAGCTGGAAGAGATCGACCCGGATCTTTCCCTCGGCGGCGGATACGACGAAGACGGCAATTTGGATGAAAAGCAGGTCAACGTGTACCAGGTCGTTGCGTACCTGACAAAGGCGGTACAGGAGTTATCCGCAAAAGTAAAAGCATTGGAGGAAAAATGCCATGATTGTGATTGAAATTGACCTCCGCGAACCTCAGGGACTGCCACTCGGCAGGC